ATATTACATGACCAGTATCCTGCTTTAGTTTTATCTTTCTTCTGAGCACACTTATGTCTGGCAGCAAAAGAAGCTCTTGCTCCTTTCTTTTTAAATTTAACTGAGAGACCAGTGTCCCCGAAAGATACTTTCTTAACATTTCCTTTTTTAGATTTTACGTAAACGTAAAACTTTTTAGATCCACCTCTTTTAGGTTTGTTAAGTTGGACTTTTTTACCTCTGTATTCAGCCTCGGGTATGTAATCAACTGATGCTTTAAGCATTTCAAAACCATTAAAGTCAAAGTTTTCATTCTGTATGTCAACTGCCTTTCTAAATTTATCCATGTTTATGTTACCCCCAATAGACTCTACTAATTCTTTGATCATATCATAATCAATCATTTCGCCTATAGAAGCTGCTTCATCGATTAGGTCTTCATTTTCGATCATTTCGTCAATTAAGTGTCCTATCTCGAACAGAGGATTGTATTTTGGAGAAACCATTGGAAGATCTAAAGGAACTCTCATTCCATTATAATCTCCATATTCCCCAATATCGGTTGTTTCTAAAAGTTCTTTATCAGTCTCAGATAATTCGATAGCTTCGTCGCTAAGCGCTTCTCTAGCTTCTTTGAATAGTTGTATAAATGCCTCTGAGTTATAACGGTAGACATGCTCATGTAAAGAGAGACTGTTGTCTAAGTGGTACTTTAAAGACGGGTATCCGATAATTTCTTTTAGTTTAATCATAATTATTTCATTTCTGGGTGAAACATAAATTTTATTATATTTGCATCTTTAGCTACTTCTTTTCCGTCTATTTCTATACCAATTGGGTAAGGTTTAGTTTTATCATCTGCCCAATATGCTACATCGTAGCTTTTATCTTCTTTACTAGTAACTAAGAGACCTCTATTATAAGTGTCTTCTTCTGCTTGTAGTACAACCATTTTCTCGGTAGGAAGAATCATATCACCCATTAATTTAATATCTCCTTCGTCGTATCCGTCTTTGTTGTATCTATTTTCTTCTTTTAATATATCAGGGTCATAATATTCATTACCGTCTTTTTCACTGAAGTTCATTGCAGCAGCTATATCATCTAAAATATTTTCATCTGCTAAATCTAAAATAACATGTGCAAACTTTTCTAACCCTATATTTTGAGCAAGTCTATTTAACCTATCTCTTGATACGTTTAGTCTTTCATTAAGTATAATATCAGTTAACTTCATTTAATAAAATCTTTTCGGTAAAATTTACCTAATATATTATCGTTTATATGAGCACTATATTTGTCCTCTAACACGTTATTAATAAATAGGTGCTTTGTCTCATAATATGTTAACAGCTTTTTATTAGGTACATATTCAAGGATTCTCTTTATCCAATTTTCTTGACCAAGGTCTTCCTTAGATAATGAAAGTACTTCTTTTTGTGAACCAAAATAATCTTTCCAATCTGATTCTGTAATTACTTTTTGTTTTAAGGGGGTACGACCACCAATTCCTTTTGCCTTCCTTTCTAATCTTAATGCTTCTAAAGCTCTTTTACCTAGTCTTTTATTACGTTCAAAGAATAGTACTTTTTTTCCTATGTAACGAGTATCAGTAGGTTTATGAATAACCTCATAGATAAACCCATAGGTTCCTTTTGGCATATCTGAAATATCTGTGATTAACCTTCCCTGGTATGTCCAAGTAGGTCTTGTTGGCATTTTTTCCATATTAGGTTAGTCCCTAGAGTTTGCTTTTTAGCTCCTCTATTTGTAACTGCTGCTCTTTTATAGCTTCAATTAATAACGGGACAATTTTTTCATAACGTACTGCTTTAAAACCGTCATCACGGTTAGCAACTATTTCTGGTAGGACACTTTCTATTTCCTGTGCTATTACTCCTACATCATGTCCTTCAAAACTTGACTTGTTGTTCCAGTCAAATTCATATCCACCTATCTGTTTAACTTTATCAATGGCAGATGATATAGGAATTATATTGTCTTTTAATCTTTTATCAGATGAATGGTATGCTGTAATATCTGCTGTTGCAGTAATATTACCTGTTACAGCTAGATCTCCTGCTACTGAGGTTGCACCTCCGATAGTTGTTTCACCTGAACCTGATACTTTAAAAGCTAATTTGGTATATTGATTACCTGAATAGTATCCTCCATCTCCTGACACTACAGCGAAACTATCATGACCATCAGTTAAATTATCTCTAATACCCATAATCATATTACCACCTTGATAGGCTTCAAATAATGATCCTGAGTTAGTACCTCCTACTAATGCTGCTAATGTAGCATGAGAAGTATGTGAGTAGTTAGTTATGGTTGTGTCTCCTATAGATAAATGAGTTCCGTCAAATGTTAAATTTGTTTCGGCATTTAAGTAATCTGATCCTTGAGCTGTTAATACTCTATTATTTGCATTGTTTGCTATACCTACGCTACTACCACTTGCTGAAGAAGAGATTGAAGCTAATGAAGCTGATATTGATCCCCATGTGTCTATAGTAACATCGTTTGCATCTACATCTCCAACTACTGTTAATGTTCCTGTAAATGAATCTGTAGTATCTTTTAAGAAGTCATCATGTATACTTGCCGATAAAGAATTTCTTGCTGCTAGTGCTGATTGAGATAATGTTGTATCTGCTGCAGTGTATCCGTTAAATAAATGTACTCTTTGAGAATGAGCTGAACCAGATAATTCGATTACAGAAGCAGAGTTTAATATGTATTGAGAATCTCTTTGTGAGTGAGCAGAACTTGATAATGAAGTTCTAGCTATTGCTGCTGATTGACTTGCTGCTGATGCTGATGCAAGATAGTGAGTGTCTTTAACGTAGTAATTATCTAGAGAAGAACTAAAGTTTTCTAAAGACCCAATTGATGATGATACATTAGGGTACCCTGTTATACTTAATACTCCTACTACTTCTGAATTTCCTAGTACATGGTGGGAACCTGTTCTTATATGTCTATCATCTGATGTATCACCAAAGGAAGTTGATCCTGTTGATGTAGATGATATAATAGTTTGTGATTGAAAAACTTTTGCAGTAACTCTTCCGTCAACATCTAAATCTCCTTTATAGTAAGAGGATCCTGTTACTGAGAATTTACTTGTATCATAATCGTATGTAAAGTTATTTGATCCGGTAAATGATATTTCTTGAGCTAAACTTCCTGTGCCTTTCTTTAATTGTATAGCATATTTCTTTGCTGCAGGCTTTGAAAGTTCTATTTCTACATTAGGATTATCTGATTGGGATCTAAATAAGTATAATTTAGAATTAGTTTTAGATGCAGAGTAGAACATCTCCATAAAGTTCTGATCCAGTTGAGCATGTGTTAATGCGCTTCCTGTTACTTGCCTTAATGTTATCTTACTATTTGGCATCTTATTTATTTTCTAATTTAGAGATTCGGTCCTCTAAGTCGCTAATTATACTATTTTGCTCTCTAACGGCTTCAATTAATACAGGTACTATACCACTATAGTTAACACCAAGATAGCCATTTTTATCTTCAGAAACAACTTCTGGAAGTATTTTTTGAATATCTTGAGCTATTACTCCAATGCTTTTATCTCCTGAGTCTTTATATGTAAAGTATACACCGTCTATATTATTTACTCTGCTAAGTGCGTTATCTATAGGTCTAATATCTTCTTTTAATCTAATATCAGATCCCTGAACTACCGTACCAGATGCTTTAATCGATCCTGATACAGCTAACTTATATGAAAGAGGTAAGTCAGTTGATTCATTCATACCTATTCCTACATTGTCACTTGCATCTAATATTAACCCTTGGCTTGATGAGACTGCAGATGATCCTGAAAATACTGTTATACGTTTATTAACACCTGCGTTTTGTAATCCCTTTACTAAAGAAAATTCATGAGAACCACTATTAATAGGAGTTTGAGAAGAACTAGGGTAGTACAAGGTAAGTGTCTGCCCAGTTGTAGAAGCTGAATAAAAATACGCACCAAAGTTATTATCTACTTCTGTGTACGTTAGTGGTTGTCCTTTCTCAGATCTAAAATTTATTGCCATTATATATCTATTTTAATCATGAATGTCATATCAACATTTTCTGATTTTGGTATAGGTCTGTTTGTCTTTGCAACAGCTAAAAGCTCATTTGCTTCATTATACAGTCCTACAGTTGTTATATAAGGTCTAAAGCTACTACCTGTAACGTTATTCCTTATTGTACTATCTGAACCTGAAACTGAAGAAGGATTCTGACTAAAATTTAATTCTGCTTCCTTAACAGTACAGTGAACATTATATGTATAAATAGGTAGGTTTGATTTCCAGTGCACGATTGGTCGAGCATAAGTCGAATAATATCTTGCCGCTATGTCATCTGTAATAATAATCTGTCCTTGATTATAAATTACATCACCTACAACTCTTTGATTCTTAGTATAAGGCATTTGAGAACCAGATAAAACTAACCTTCCTTCTTTATCATCTACTACTTCGATTCTTTCAAATACTATATTAGGATCTCTTTGTACATACTCACTTCCTGTTTCAATTACATATGTTCCTTCGTTCTGTACATAATCCTCTAAATCAATTGGAAGTGTTCCATACCAATGATTTAAATCTTCTACATAATCATCTGCCCAATTATCTGCTCTCCAGTACTCGTGGTCAACAAAATAATCAGTTGGCTTTTCAGCCTTTGGTTTCAGTACTACTGATCCCGGTTCTATATGAGTACCATACTTATTTCTAGGTATTGATACTACTGCTACTTCTTTACTACTACTTCTTGAGCCTGTTAGAGCTAGAGTAGTTTGAAGTGATAAATCGTATGATCCAGAAAAAACTCCTAATGTTGTACTGCCGCTATAGTAATTATGGTATATACTATCGAATACTAGTTTTTGATATCTATTATTCAATTTGTCTAAAGGATAAGGGTACCCTGGTGTAGAACCTGAAAACCCTCTTAGAACCTCTAGTCCATAAGAACCAATGGTACTACCGGATGCACCCCACTCTTTCTTAGCGGTATAATCCGATATGTAAACATCTTGACGGTTTAATTTCTTGAATGCACTCATTCATTTCTCACTTAGTAATCTAATTTGATACGTACTAAACTTTCTTTTGTAAAATCTTTTAATAAAGGTCTAGATAATTTAGCTACCGCTAACAAATCATTATTATCGTTATATAGTCCAACTGAAGTAATATAAGATTGAGGTGAGTTAATCATTACGTTATGTCTCAATTCACCTGATCCAGTAATTAATGATGGGTTAGTTGAGTAATTAAATTCACTATTTCTTGCTCTTACAAATACGAAGTTAGATGTTATTGTTTCTTCTGCTTGTACTCTCAGGCTTCCATTAGTATAATCTAATACATCGAATAGTTTTCCATTATTTGCTGCTGCTGTATTAGCTGCTCTTGATGTTCCTAATGCTAATCCTCCTACTCCTGTTGCTCCA